ATTATTAGGAGCTACACCTAAAGAAGAACTACCTACAGAGCTAGAAAACTTTGATAATTTATTTACAGGCAAAAATATTGTAGCAAATGCTCCAGAAGGTTTTCCAAAAGATAGTCAACTGAAGTTTAACGTAAATGGTAAAGCAGTAATAGTAGGTAGAGGAGTGGTTGACCCACAAGCTTTAATGCCAGTGTATGAATATTTTGCTTTAGACCCTTCTAATAATACTGTAGTGAAAGTGTCACAACAAGAAGCATATGATTTATATAAACAACGTGATTAAGGGTATGAAACGTGAGTTTTATCCAAGACCTGTTAGACAGAAATAAAGAACAAACTGAACAACCAGAGCCTAATGTTGCAGGTTTTTTACAAAACTATGGCTTAGCACCTGAAACAATATCAACAGTAACAAAAGCTCCTCAAGACACTGTATCTAATACTACTGTAGATAGTTTTTTTAAAAAATATAATGTTGAATTACCTAGTAAAAAACGTGACAGAGATGTTGATTTACGTCAACAGCCAGAAGGGTTTTTTGATGCAGCTGCCGAAGGTTATGGTAGTGTTGGTTTGTTTATAGAGCCTGATGTTCCTTTCTTAGAGTTGGAAGGAGCTAGAAGAAAAGCAGGTAGATTTATAGGTGGTGGTACAGCTTTAGTATCTCAACATTTAATTTTAAATTATCTTACAGGTGGTATGGCAACCTATGGAACTGCTGCATTAAGTGTTGCAAAAAGTGGTAAAGCTGCAAAACAATCTGCTGCTGTTTTAAAAACATCAGGAGAGCTTTGGAAAGCTGGTAACAAATCTTTAGCATTAGCTCAGTCTGGTATTGGTCAAACTTATGGTGCTCGTTTTGGTTTCAAACAATTACAAAATTATAGATTAAATAAATTTTTTAACTTAGCAGCAGACGACCCATATGCAGCAGTTAACTATCTAAAAAGAGGTACGACTGTTAAAGAAGCTAGTATGTTTGTAGGATATGGACAAATAGCTACAACATCTCAACAACTTCAATCTGATGAACCTTTTGATATTACAAAAAACTTAAAAGCTATACCTTTTGACGCACTTGGTGGTGCTATTTATAATAGATTAGGCTTTAGGTCTTTACAACAAACTAATATATATAACAGAGTAGGTACAAGGTCTTTAGGAGGATTTGGTGCTGGTTTCTTTTCAACAGGATTAAATAGTGCCGATGCAACTTTACAAGAAAGACTTGCAAGTGGATTAATGTTTGGTGCTATAGGTTCATTAGTTAATGGTGCTACAATACAAACTACAAGAAATACTTTAAGTAATTCTTTAAGAGAGTTTGGTCAGATAACAGATGAAGCTTTAATTAATCAATACAGCAAAGCAGCTTTAGTAAAGGCAGAAGATATTTTTAAAAACTTATCTTTTAAATACAGTGGAACTTCGTATTATTCTAAATCAGGAAACTCTGCTAAATTAAATCAAATATCTTACAACAAAGAAAAAGATGCTTTTGAATTATTTTATGACACTTTTAATAAAAGTGGTAAACAAACTAATGTAAATAAAAAGGGTCAAGTAACTCCAAAGAAAGGAACTATAGAAGATTTTTTTGGAAGATATAGTGATTTGCCAGATGAAGTTATAAGAATTAGAGGTAATACAAAACCTAATGGAAAAAATAAAACATTTTTTAAAACAGATAAAGATGTAGCTACTTTTATAGAAAATAAAAAGTGGGGTATAGTGAGT